GGGCGAATACCTATGATATTAGCATGATTGGAATGATCGTTCTGGAAATATAAGCTGTTCATTGTCAATATCTTATGACGCAAAGGGCGAGCGGAATGGGGCAGGTGTCGAGACCATGTTAGAAAGTCATTACAGCTACCCGTTTGCTTGGCAATAGGCGCACAAGTTACGCCATATTCGCCATTCTTTCTCTATACTATATATATAGGAGCAATTTTTTTTGATATTATATTTCCTTTATCGGTTGACTTCATGTTTATGTTATGCTATATTATAGGCACCATGAAAAACAACGGAAACAACTTGAGCACTACGCGCCCAGCGGCCAGCCCAGCGCTAACACGTGCCAGCCCCAACGGAGGCCGGAAAGCCTAGCAGATACGGAAGCTGCAACCGACAATCTATCTAAGCAATAGTCGAATCGAAGGAATGCGCTTTCCACGTTTCCCGCCCTGTAGGATCATCACTGCCGTCTTTGATGGCATATTTTTCACACAGCGCGGACTATCCACGGAAAGCAGCGCCGCGAGAGCGGAACGCATGAAAGATAGCAAGCGGGTAATGTCCGCGACTGCTTGGATAGTACGGGAAACAATTAGGGCGCGGACAGACTCACGATACGGAAAGTGTCCGAGATAATATGCGCCCAGTACTGAACACACTACTGGCCCGAACTAGGGCTTGCCAGTAGCACAAAGAGACCAACAACGGGATACGCTATAGACAGTAATTGCAATCATGCGATATAGGCGGGCGAAACCTCCAAGCAATAGCGGACACCATAACCACAGCCGTCAATCTTCCCTATTGCCGAAACCGAAACCGAAACCGAAACCGAAACCGAAACCGAAACAGAGAGGACTGAATATGAAAAAGTTGAAGAACCTGTTCAAGCTATCACACAAGGTGTCGATCTACTGCCCTACGCAAGACAAAACCGGCAAGCCTTGTACGGACTACACAAACACCACTGCTACCATGCTATCACAGCGATTTGGCGGTGCAACGTCGACGCCCTGCCGGGGTTACTGGGAGCATGAAAGCGGCGTACTACAAGCCGAGACGGTTAGCGTTGTTTACGCCTACGCGGAAAAGCTAACCGACTCGGACATAGACGCTATCGTCCGCCATGCTGAAGACATCAAGACGGAAACCGCGCAAGACGCCGTTGCCGTCGAGATCGACGGTGAGTTGTATTTCGTCTAACATAACCGAAACCGAAACCGAAAGGACTGAACATGGAAACTCAATACATCGACCATTCAGCATATCAAGTGAAAACGCGCTCTATGACGGCTGCAGCGTTGCTATTTACTATCAAAGACGCTCGCGAAGCAATCGCCGCCAACCCGGACGGCCACAAAGCCGGATATTATGCGGACGAAATCAGCTATTGTGGCATGGAGTTGCAAGCACGGCGGAAAAAGTAAAGCTAACACCAACCGGCGCGAATGACCGCGCCACAAAACAGAGAGGGATGAACGATGAAATACCTACCGACAATTAACGTGTGGGATGATGGAGTAGCTACGGCGCTACGGACAGGGGCGCTCAAACTGCAATGCGGCCAATGGATATCAACGGACGGTGGGCGCAAGGCGAGGTACGTCCGTACAACGGCGGCAGGATCAATCTGGGCCTTGCACTTCCCTGACCACTGCGACTACTCCCGCATCCGCCTGCTAACCAAGTAACCACAACGGCGCGAATCACCGCGCCAGATAACAGAGAGGACTGAACGATGAGCACGGCACGCACGGAAACGAACAAGCTGATAGACATGATTGATGATGGACTTACGGATGACCGTGGAGTGCTTCTCATGTGCCTGAAGTACATGAGTGAGGCGGATGTCGCGGATATGATGGACGTTAACGAACTATCCGACAGATTCTTTCCCCACGACTGAAGACCCACAACGGGGCGAATCACCGCCCCACAAAACAAGGAGGACTGAACGATGACACACTACGCACAGGTAACCGACAACGGCAAGGAGCTTATGGGGAGTTTCGCCGTAATGATACTCGACGGTCGCAATAGCTACGAGACTATGATCAAGGACGCTATGCGGTTGCAGATTCGTGAGGGCGGTGGTGGTGTACGAATTGTGAAATCGTCACAATTTGTGGATACAGATTCTTCCAGTAGCCGCGTGATCTATAGCCGCTAACACCTAACCAAAACCGGCGCGAATCACCGCGCCAAATAACCGAGAGGATTGAACGATGAAGCACAGGAAGATTTCAGCGAACGTGACGGTGATTCACCTTGCCAAGGCCAGCGTCCTATACAGCTACGATACGCCGGTGGCAGCGTATATTCCCAGCGCGGTGAACGAGGGCGCTACGGCGGGCTATGTGAGAACCAGCAAAAAGCACAGCACTACGACCACGGGACATATCAATAAGTGGATCGAAGATACTTGTGACCGCCAAAGCCCGCCGGACGCGCTCGAAATAACACAGGACGACATCGAGCATATTGCCCAAGGCGGGGCATGGCAAGAAAAGTTCCTGTGGTCACCGCTTGGCGGAGTAATACGAATCATACCCCGCCCAGCCCAGCGCTAACCAAGTAACCACAACGGGGCGAATCACCGCCCCACATCACCCGAAACGAACACCAACAAAACGAGGGACACCATGACGAATGACAATCTGAGCCGCGTCTTCCTACTGGATGAACTGGACGCTGGCAACCCTAACGTGTTGGCCGAATTGGCCGAACCGCTGGACATTTCGATTATGCACTGCTGTGCGAACAGCGACTGCAGAAGTTCATCCGTGACCGCGCCAAATAACAACGAGGACACGACGATGATCACACTGACAGACGGACAGACCCGGCGCACCAAACTCAAGGCCCAGTGGGAGCAGGGTTGGGTATCGGACGCCGAGTTCTTCACCGCCTAACCCCAACAAAACCGGGGCGAATCACCGCCCCACACCAACCGAGGACTGAACGATGGAAACCGACGAAATGGAATTGCAGGACTATGGCAAGCTAACAGTTGCCGAACTCCGTACACTGGTACGGGATCGCATGATCAAGCAGGGCGCAGATGTCCTGTCCGCGTCTAAAGCTAACCTGATCGCCAGCCTTGTGGAAGGGGTGTGGGTGACGCAAGACAAGCCTGTTGCTGCCGCGACAGATTTGGCGGCGATCATTGCCGAACATGTGGGCAGACTAATACAGCCGACAGCGGCGGCGCTTGACGTTGATCAAGTTAGCGAGATCGTCGATGCGGCGATTGCTGCCAAGATGACAACGGCAGTCAGAGAGATCGAAGTTAAGCGCCGAGATCGGGGGGCGGTCAATGTGGGCATACAACATCACAAGTTCCCGCTAATGTTAGCGTCCGGCGAGGCGCTTTGCAACATCCTGCTGGTCGGGCCTGCTGGATCGGGCAAGACGTTTGCAGGCGCTGCCATAGCAAAGGCGTTTGACCTAAAGTTTTACTTCACTAGCGTTTGCGCTCAAACCACGCTTAGCCATCTCAAAGGGTTTATACACGCCAATGGTGACTATGTGACCACACCGTTTCGCGAGGCGTGGGAGCACGGCGGTGTCTTCCTGCTGGATGAACTGGACGCTGGCAACCCTAACGTGTTGACCGTGCTCAATTCGGCGGCATCCGGCGGCAAGTGCGACTTTCCCGACTGTCCGGTCGGAATACCGCGTCACGAGAATTTCGTTCTGATCGGCGCTGCTAACACGTTCGGGCGCGGTGCTGATCGGCTGTACGTTGGGCGCATGGAGTTGGACGCCGCCACCCGTGACAGGTTTGTCATGCTCAACTGGGATCACGACAGAGCGCTGGAGTACACGATTAACGGAGCGCCCGTGCCAAGCGAACTGGCTCAACCGGAAATCAAGTGCGTCAATCGCAAGTTAGACGGTGAGGCACGGGCAAAGATCACAGCGCGGTGTATCGCGTACCGTGATGCGTGCGACGACCTGCAAATCCGGCATGTTATCGGGCCACGCGCCAGTGCGCAGAGTATCGCGCTCCAAGAGTGCGGCGTGCTGCCGAAATATTCGGATGACATGGCAATTTGGAAAGGACTCGACAAGGACTCTGTGAAAAAAATTAAGGCAAAGGCAAAGGCCGCAACCGAGAACGCGAAATGAAAAATCACATGCACTTCGATACACTGGGAGAGATGGTAGAATTTGCGAAGAAGAAGCCTACCTGCTCCGTTAACCTGCAAGGATCACGCGATAGGGGCGGCGGGACGGGCCGAGATCATAGTTGGACATGGGGCGTAGAGTTCGACGGCGCGGTTAGCCTTGCCGAAACCGGATACCCTGACGGAAAGAAGATCACGCTATTGGCTGAGAAGATATCGGCCAAGCTGCAATCGGAGATCACCGTGCATGATAGCACCGTGTACGATACGAGTGGATCCTATGTCGATGTCGGGGCGTACATGTCAGGCGAACCGGAATGCATGGTGGAGTTTGTGCAGACAGATCGACCACACTGCAAGGTGATCTCGATAGGTGTTGACATGTGCTACCACGGCGGTATCACCGCGAAGACAATCGCAATGCGTGGGGCTGTTATCGTGGCGCTGATCGACGCTTTGGAGCAATTCAATTACCGCTGCGAAGTCACGATATACGCGGGAACAGGTTGGCAAGACAGCGGGGATCCGAAGTATCAAAATTCCGTGACGATCAAGCGAGCAGGTGATGCCCTTGACCGTGATAGCATGGCTTACACCATATCGCACCCCGCATTCTTTCGCCGTATCATCTTTGGGGCGTGGGATAATTCGCCGTGGCGCAAGGCTATGGGATACGGGTACAGCGGAGTCCAGACGCCACTGTACGAGGACGATACCGATGTCAAAATGAACTGCCCACAAGACAACGATTGGACAGAGAGCAACGCCACACAGCGAATCATAGACGCCGCGAAGGAATGCGGTGTTAGCTTTACCTAACCACTAACATCAACGCCCCCTGCGAGGGGCAAACAGGAGGACTGAACAATGAACACAGACACACGCATAGCCACGAACAGACTGCTCCAGATGATTGATGAGGGATTGCCAGCGGATCAAGCCGTCCTGATGTGCGTCAAATATATGTCAGAGGATGACGTTGCAGACATGATGGATTGCAACGAGTTGTCCGAGCGGTTCGAGGAACCAGATGAATAACCGAACACGGCAGCGCCACTAACCTAACCACTAACCGAGGACTGAACAATGGTCAAAGCTATCACGCAACCCGAAGTCTGGGCCGACAGCACCAGAATCGTCGCGACCGGCGGTGCACTTGAGTCCAAGATAACCGGCGTTGATGCCAGCGTCGGACTTACCCGTCATTTCATGGGCGATTGGGGCGATTGCGATGAAGAGGACAGGGCAGCTAACGATTGGGCTTGCAAGAACGGAGAGCGTGTGTTGTCCGTGTATCATGCGGCAGAGTCGGGCGTCACGTTCTGGATCATCACCGAGGCAGACCGCAGCGTCACAACGATACTGCTGCCCGAAGAATACTAAGCTAACACACCAACAGAGAGGACAGAACATGAGCAAGGAACCTACCAAGTCAGGCTTTGAGGTAGACGTGATCGAAGGCCGCAAGTTCTACTGCTACACCCAACGCGCAGGGGTGTGCCGCAAGGCGAAGCGACAAATGAACCGGCGTTGCAGGGCAAAGGCACGACAGCACGCGATGATTGCTGGAACATCGACCCGAAGCTAACTTCTAATCACACCAACAGAGAGGACAGAACATGAGTGAAAAAGAATATCAAATCAACGCCGTAGCAATACTGGCCCTCGCACTGGCAGTCTTGATGTATATGATCTACGCCTAACCCCAACACAACGGCGCGAATGACCGCGCCAAATAACCGAGGATTAAAACGATGAAGCTCCGACACATTGCACCAGATCAGACAGAGATTACGACCGCACGCGGCGATATTGTACTATTCAGCTATTCAACGCCGGTTGCGGCGTTTGTGGCTGGTGGTGGCTATATCCGAACCGAGGAAAAGTACAGTGCGACAACTACCGATCACATCAACAAATGGCTTGGGGATCGGTTCGCCAAAATCGTACCACAGGATAACATCAACGCAATCGCCTAACACCTAACCACAACGGGGCGAATCACCGCCCCACATCACCGAGAGGACACGACAATGAAGAACGACAGCAACAACAGCAACAACAACAACAACGAGGACACCATGAAGACACCATCACTGCGGGTACTGCGCAAGGCTGCTGCCAAGAACAATCTACGCATCGACACGACACTGGACAGCGTTGGCTGGTCGTATTGGCTGCTCAACATGGACGGGACAGATTTTAATCCGCCGGATGACAATTTTCACACGTCACTGGACAGCGTTGCAGACGCCATCGATTCAGCCACAGTCTAACCCCAACAAAACCGGCGCGAATCACCGCGCCAAATAACACGGAGTAAGAATCTGATGACTACTAAAGCCGGACATTTCAGCCTTGATTGGATCGCGGAATGCCGATCAAATGAAGGTGACGACGAAACGCTTGAGGCATGGGTATGCAGAGCAAGAAATTGTGAGATGACTGAGATCGACAAAGATGGTAGTGTCTGGTGCGGACGAAAGCGGCGGTACGAATACGATGGCGTTTGGCTATCACAAGACGCGTGCGACCAGACCGTAGCCACTATCGAGCGAGGGCTATAGCAAGGGACTAACCACTACTAACCCCAACACCAAACGGCGCGAATCACCGCGCCAAATAACAAGGAGCAAAGACGATGACACGCGAACCATCAATCACAATACGCAAGACAAACCGCAAACGCTACCCGTACCAAGCGACAGTAATTCCTGAGTCAACGAGCCGATGGCGGGTGGGCTTAGGAGCAACGCCCGAAGCTGCCATTGCAGACGCCATGCAAGGCGAAGCGACGATCACGCACCCCGCGCCCGACAGCCTGAAGGAGGTGGCGCTATGAGAAGGCTTGGATCCCCCGCTCCAAACACAGAGCGCAACGTCACCTATGCAGAGTCAAAGCGATTCCCAAAACTCAGCCGGTCGGACATCATTCACTGCGACAAGCTCGGCGTCATCTCGGTGTACCGGACGAAAAGGACGGGCTGCTCCGTATTGAAAGCGACACCTGTGGGGCTAACGGGTTACTGGGAGCAGGAGCTTGCCGATGTCCATGTTAACTGTATGCTCCCTGCGTCCATCGTGTCGAGGGCCAAAGCTATCGGCAAGGGCAACATAAGCAAGGGCATACGCATGGCAGTGGCAGGCTGCTACGAGGGACACGCAATGATCACGCTCACTGACGGACAACCCGAAGTTAACTTCTAATTGCATCACCCGAACGCAGGAAATAATATATTCTCTGTTCACACTTGCACACATCCAAAGCCGTGCTATAAGTATAGGCAACCAAGGAGGAACATGCCGAAGCGACAACAATTATCCATCGACCTACCGACTGAACGACACAAGGCCAAGCTCTCTGCTGCTGCTCAGTCAATAGGATTCAGCAACGCCCAAGGGCTGCTGAAATTCATAATTGCACCGTTTATGAATCCGTCCCTGCAAAAATGCAAGGCCAACGCAAAGGAGTTACTGAAGAAATGAGATGGTCGCGACACTATTTCCTTGGCTGGGTAGTGGTCGCGGTGCTAACGTCTACCTGCGGGATAATAGCTACACCGCAGGTAGATGAAGGCATGTACGACAGGGACTTCATCCATCCAAAAGCGGAACCACATCTACACATGCTACAGATACATCAACAGCAACACGCACGCGGCTACTGGGTATAGCCGAGGCGGCAGGGAATGAGCGTTGAATTAAAAATCATATTCCTGTCGAGTCTATTGCTACTTATAGTTACATCTATTTACAAACACCAACCACCAACACCGAGGGACTGACCACTATGGATAGCGAAATCCAACAAGCTAACATCAACTACCGCATCTGCGACATGCTCAAGGATGTGAGCGCCATCACTAAGGCGCAAACCAACACGCATCAAGGATTCAAGTTCAGGGGCATCGACCAAGTATATAACGAAATCCACCCGCTCCTTGCCAAGCACCGTGTATTCATTGCGGCTGAGGCAATCGACTCCAATGTCGAGCAGTGCAAGACGGCGGGGGGCAAGCCTGCGCATCACGCGGTACTGACCGTGCATTACAAGGCGTATGCTGCTGATGGTAGCAGCGTGTCGATGGTCGGCATCGGCGAAGCGATGGACACGGGAGACAAGGCGTGCAGTAAGGCACTGAGCATGGCATACAAGTATGCTATCTTCCAACTGCTGTGCATCCCAACCGAAGAGTTCGATGATGCAGACAGCTACTGTCCGCAGGTTGGCGAGGTCGGGCCAACAAACGACGAGATCGACAAGCTCATTTGCGGAGATGATGCAGGAGGGGGCAGGAAGGCGAAGTGCATGAGGATGATGAAGAACACATATTCCACGGGTGTCGATGACGGCGAGCTTAATGAAACCGGCTACGCTTGGATCGCTGACCACTACGCTGACTTCAAAAAATGGATGGCCTCATTATGAAAAGCCACTTCTCGTACAGTCAATTCAAGATGCTGCTATCTTGCCCTGCTAAGTGGTGGGCCTATACGCGGGGCGAGTGGGAGTATCCGCGTTCCGATGATATGCTGTCAGGCACGGTGATGGAAGCAGTGGCAACGGGCGCTTCGATGGACTTCGGCGCACCTGAATTGCACCAGTACAGCAATGCAAGCAAGCCGCTAAAGAAAATCTTTGTCGAGGCTACGGCGGCAGGCGAGGCGCTTCGAGATTGCGATACAATTAGCAGCGTGATGACGGGCACGCTACAGCAGCGCGTCGAGGGCGAGCTTGGCGGCATTGGATGGCTTGGGTTCGTTGACGTTGACGGAGACACATCGTTCACCGACATCAAATGCACTGGCAAAGGATGGAAGGATGAGTGGCATGAATGGGAGCGTGCTAAGTTGCCGTGGTACTACGATCACGAATTGCAAGTAGCACTGTATCGTGAGTTGCTTGGCGGAAATAAGCAGCCAATCATTATCGGCGTGCATCGACCAACCGCCTGCATTGTGCCGGTGGACTTCTTGGTAGCACGCCCTGCCATGAAGCTGCTTGACGGCATGACCATGCACAAGTTTGGTACGCCTTTCGCCGAGTTAGCAGAAATGCTACCAGAGTGGCAGATGCACGACGAGCCGCCACCGCTGGCAAGGTGCGGGACATGTGATGTATGTGCGAAACTTGAACCGCAGTGGGTGATCGCATGACACCTACACAGCGGACGATAGCAGCCCTTAAAGATCAAGGGATCTGGCACGTTGCTATCGTTGAGCGGTACATTAAGTCAGGCAACTTCGGGCATCGCTCTGACATGTTCGGGATCATTGACTTAGTTGCGCTGTCACCATACGGCGACGATGATTGCGGGTGCATCGTCGGCATCCAAGTGTTCGGGCAAACGGGCTGGGCGGCGCATGTCAATACGATCATGGTCGAGAAGAAAGATAACACACATGCTTGGCTACGCGCCGGGGGCAAGCTACAACTATGGGGGTGGCGTAAACTAAAGGTGAAGAGAGGGATGAAGCGAATGAAGTGGACACCGAGGATCGGCGACATCACGTTGCACGACTCACAAATAATACTAACTGAGAGGAACTGAACATGCAGACATCATCCATAACAGGCAGAGTACACGCCATCGTTGAGGCATTTGTTGGCGAGAACCCGAAGACCACACTGGTCATCGACAACGGCAGTGATAACATCTATGAAAAATTCAGTGTCGTTGAGGCGTTCAGTAAATATAATACGGACAGGCTCGATGCTGTCGGGATGAAGGTCGGCGACGATGTGACTGTTGTCTGCCGGATCAGCGGGGCTGAAAGCAAAAAGGAACCGGGCCGTTGGTTTACTAACACGGCATTTGTGGACGCTCAGGTCGGGTCATCCGGGCGAACTGGCCCACGGATGATGGGATCGCCACCGGAGCCGCCACCCAGCAATCCCTTCGCGGACCTTGGCGGCTCTACGCCCTTTGAGCCGATCAGCGATACAGATATTCCTATCTGATGGATTGGTATCCCCGATACTACCGAGACTACATAACCGACACCGCGCAACTATGCCTCGCTGAACACGGGGCGTATGCGCTACTGCTCGACCACTACTACGCTACAGCACAGCCGCTGCCAAAGGATCTCATGGCGGCTTATCGAATCTGTAGCGCCTTGACCGCCGAAGAGCAGGCAGCGGTTGAGGTAGTGCTAACTCAATTCTTCCCCGTCAATGGTGATGGGTGCAGACACAACGCACGCGCTGACAAAGAGCTTGAACGGAGGCAAGCTATCAGCGCAAGGCGTTCTGCCGCAGGGGTTAAGGGAGGTCAAGCAAATGCCAAGCAAATGCCAAGCAAGCGGCCAGCAAATGCCAACACAAAGAACAAAGAACAAAGAGAGAAAGAAAACAGGAACAAAAAACAAACCACCAACCTACAGGCGGGTGCCGCATTCGCGGCGTGGTGGGCCTTGTATCCCAAGAAGATCGGCAGAGCGCCTGCTGAAAAGGCTTGGCTTAAAAATTGGCACCGGACTGATCCCGAACTCGCAACCGCAAAGCTAACAGAACAGATCGCAAGTGAGCAATGGACCAAGGAAGACGGCAAGTACGTTCCTAACCCGCTCACCTACATCAACCAACGTCGCTGGGAGGACGAAGCCGAGAGCTATGGACCAACCGAGACTGAACATCAACGGACCGAACGAGAGGCAATGAACTTATGAACGCACAAAGAAAGATGCCCCTAACTAAATCTAACGCTATCCGTGGGATGATATCTGCGGAGTGGAATAAGAAATCATACACGGATGACCAGTGGTGGTACATCGACCGCATCCTGCCGAAGGAGTTTACCGCACACGATGTGCCATTCAGCGAGGTTGAGCCACTGTACAAGGCGCTGCTCAAAGCATTGCGGTCCGAGTATGGGGTCAATTATGCACCGCCCAGCGCCTCAGTCGTAGCCAAGTGCTGCGCGATAGTGCTAAGGAAGCCACANGATACCCCTAAAAACCACGGCAAAGGGGCATCTGCGGACGAAGTGGCTATCATCATGTCCTCGTACCGGCGCAGTGGTGATACGGCATGGCCTGAGTATGTCGCTGGGCAAATTACAGCAGGCGTCCCGGTCGCGGACATCCAAGCAGTGATGGATGAACGCCTGCCTGCCGTTGCACGTACCACTACCACACCAAAGCGAGGTAGCGAGGCAGTGGGGTTGCCGGAGTTGGTGGGCGGATTCACTGGCGCAGTACCGCAAGAGTCCAAGTTCGTGAGGAAGATGGATAAGTTAGCAGCAGCACAGGGGTGATCTACTCGGCAATCAATGCTAAGTATTTCTTGACCGCATGATCCAGCCTACAGTCGAACTTGCTCGGCAACCACACGATGTGCCCTGCCCACGTATACCCGAAGAAGGGCAGGGCACATACGGGATCGAGCTTCCTCCCATACATCCGATAGCTTGATCGCTTGTACTGCTCCAAGAAAACCCTTCGCAATACGCTGTTTCCAATCCGGGGCATGGCAACGCAACACAAGCGACTGATGCTGCATTCGTCCTCGTCCTCTGATAGCATCGCAAGCAATGCCGCAATCGCTGCGCCCTGACTGTGGCCTGTTAGCATGACTGCGCCGCGTTGACGATCTCGCCATTCGGTGAACGCCGGATATAATTCAAGGGCAGCGTTTAGAAATCCAGAATGCACACGGCATCGCCTGCCGCTCAGGTGGAGGTTAGTCATGGCTCGGTGTAGGTTGCACCCCCAATCACGCCAGCCATTCGTACCTGCTACCGCGAAGACATTCTCGCCCTCCGCAGAGTATGTGGCATACTCAACCTCTCCAACATGTATGCGGTTCTCGTCATCATAGACACGGGCGGCATAAGCTGCCAAAGTTTTCCAGTTCATTCTTCTTCCTCTTCTTCGTCTTCTTCGTCATCCTCCCACACATCTACAGTCTCGGCCCCGGCCTCGTCGGGATCAAGAAATTCCTCCGTGAGTTGACGAGCAGCTTGCTCAAAGTGCGGGTTGTCCAGATGTATCATGCGTGCAATGTCACCGTCCGACCCGCCGACAAATACAAACCAATCGAAATATTCGGTGAGCAATCGTATAATTTTCTTGGCGGCAACCTTCTGATCTTCATTCATTTCTTGCTCCGCTTGAACGTCAGATAGTCAGCCGCCTCCTCTGGCTCCTGAAATACTGTCACCAACCCAACGTCACTGGCCTTGGGGTCGATCACCGTCACGGCGCAAGGGCTTATATGCCCGTCAGTAAATCCGCGTTCCGAGGCGTAGCGGTCGTATTTTTTATAGCTGGCGATACGGATGCAGTGCGAGATAACACCGGTCGCAGGGCACTTGACCATGCCGTAGCCGCTTCGGTGGATGTGGCCGCTGATCAAAACGTGGTCGCGAAATCCTGTCATAGCTGCTTTCATCTCGCCATGCGCTGCATTCCACATCGAGTTGCCCGGCCAGTGATGGCGTGCGTTGATCCGAACCTCACGTTTATTGGAAAAAGTTAGCCCCATCCGCACGGAGTCGGACTGATACAGGTTGTTAGTATGCCTTAGAATCCATTTTAAGGGGTCTCCTGCGCCACTCCATGAGTCATGGTTACCTGCTATCACATATAGCCACGGGCAACTGCTGAGTAGCCACTCTGCCAATTTCCAAGCCTCGGCTGCTGTGACGCTCTGCTGCCCGTACAGGTGCGTGAGCCGACCAACCCAGTTATTGGTGGTGTCGCCTATGTTAGCAGCGTACAATCCGGGGGTGTCGTTGACTATCTTAACGTGCCGCTCAAGCGCCACGATGTCGGTGCCGGGGTCGTCAACATGGGGATCTCCGAAATGGATAATGCCGATGGGCTTATCGCCTTTGATCTTGACAGGGATAAGTTTACGCGCCTGCTCGCTCGCTTCTTTGCGCTCGTACTCGCCGCGCCTGCGGTCGAGTAGTTCCTCAAGGTCGATCTGATCGGGCGGGACGAATATCTCAGCCTCATCTATGATGATAGAATCAGTGCCACCGGGGCGCAACGAGCGAACTTCCCCGACGTTGGTGCACTGTCCCTTGAAACTACAAGCCTTGGCGATGCGGCGATCTTTCCACTCAGGGTGTCTCTCTAAGCATCTGAGGATTTTTCCCTGCATCGTGTCCGTCATCGCGTACCTACCTGTTAGATTTTTCCAAGCGCCGTTCCAATCACTGCTGCGAGGATAACTATTACTACGTCCCTCCCCCACTCTCTCTTATTTTTGCTGATGTTAGCGAGGTGAGCGATGCCTAATTCTAACTCCTGTATTCTCTCGGCTTGCGCTTGGTCCTCTTTGTATAGCTCTCGCGCAGTCTGGCGCGTAGTCCCTTCCAATTTATCGACCGCGTGTTCCAGCCTGTCGATAGCTTTCATAATTAGGTCGGTAATCAACTCCTGTGCGTCAGGCATCACGCGCACCCCGGATATACTGTCTCTATGCGCTCGGCGCACCGAACGATCCGCGTTGCCATCCGGTGAATGTTAATCAACGACGACAGCGACCCGTCGAGGATGCCGTTGGCAATATCCATTGGGGATGCCTCGGCCTGTGTTAGCACCAGATACTCGTCGGCATCGACGCCGGTACTGCTCTCGCCATACACGACGGTCGGCACGTTGCGATCCTGTAGAGTCGATAGCATCTCCGTCGCCTCTTCACCGAGCATCTCGGTATCGAGTACGCATAGGTCCGGTTTGTTTTTGCCGTTGAGGATTTCTTCGCCTTGATCTGCTGATAATGCAAAATGCAAATCGACACTGCTACCAATCAGCGCATCAAACTTGCCGAGTTGGTCTGTGTTAGCGTCAATTATCAGCACGTTCTGCATCTCAGAATCCGCCAGCATCCACACTGGGGTCGCCCTTGAATGCGTCCTCGAATGTTTTACCTGCGGCGGTCTTGTTCTCAGGGTCGCTGATAGCATGGCTCTCGCCGGTCTGAACGATGACCTGCTTGCCGCGCTCAGTATGGATCAGCGATGCCTCAATGTTTGGCATAGCCACGCACCCGACCAGCAGGCATAGGCCGACGAGTAACAGGAAGCACTTCAGAATATTGTTAATCATTTCAATTCTCCTCGTTTATTCGTTCAAGAATTCGGGACTTCACTGTGTCGCCCGGTTCGTCGCTAATCGCTGTGTCCAGATGCCCCATCATGGTGCTGTCTGTTTCTGTGTTTACCGCGTCCGCAAGCACCGACCCGCCTATCTGTATGTACTCCGCAGCCTCTTCCTTGTAGTGCCGAAAAAGCGCACTAACCAAGCCCGCCGCTGGAGTTCCTGCCGCGCCCTCTACTAACCCGGCAAGCTGGGTCCGTCGGTTATTCTCCGCCGCGAGAGCCGGGGATGCCGCTTCGGTTATTACCGCGTTCATTTTTACGAGCGCGATATAGTACGGCTCGTGCTCGTCCCTGTCGGGGTATTGCGTCATGTCAATTAGCTCAGCCATTGTAATCTAAACCCCATCCATATAGCGTTGCATCGCCGGTTATTGTTGCTCGTATTTTCATCGCAGTCCCTGCTGGCTGCGCTGAAATATCAACCTCAGAATAGTACTGTGTATATGATATGCCAGCGTCCACTGCTAACGTCGTCATCGCAGCAGTGGTAAACGTCGCGCCGCTGTCCCGTGATACGCCGTATGTAATCGTACCTGTTCCGAGTGTTGCGTAGCTGATCAGGACACAGCGTCCAGTTGATGATGCTGCTGTGTGCGCGTCACTCTGTACCTGCACGGACGCGAGCGTATATTTGACAGCAAAAACCAAATCCAAAACGCCCGTCGTCGCGGCCCATGCCGAGCTTGTCCTGTATGCGGCTATCCCGTCCGCGTAGCTGTTGGCACTGTTGCCCCGTATCCCTACATAGTTGCCGGAGCCGGGATCACCAGCGAGTTTCAGTACGAGGTGGTATTGAGTCGAGGCGAGTAGTGCCGCCGGTGTTGCGAACGTCCCTGTAACAGTCGCCCAGCTTGATGGCGCTCCAATATCAACGGTCAACGCTGCGTCTGCTAATGTCCCAGACGGCTCACCCGCGTTGTCGGTTTCTATTCGCATTTCGACCGACCCCGGACTCCCGAATTTGTAAGCATACGTCACCGTCGCGGAGGTGATCGTTTGTCCGGTGCCGATCTGAAACCCCTGCGAAATTTGGTCAACGTATGTGCCGCTATTGTTACCGATTTTTTGCGTCGTTTCGGTGATGTTCGTAACCTGTTCCGTCGCCGCGATAGCTGAGTTTCCGTAGCTATCATAAGTCGAGTCGTATGGGGCTGTGGTCGTTGCTGCGTCCGTGTCTGATTCGTCGGCAAATTCGTCGGCGAATATATTTACCTGTTCGTGCATGACGTAGTTGCTGTTTTTCAAGTCTCGCAACATACGCAATAGCACGTTAGCCCGAAGCGGTACGGACGCGGCAAGGATATTTGTCGTAACCTCTGACGATAGTAAATAATTAGCTTCCGGTGTCGGTGCGGGATTAGGCGTACTGTCCCCCTGCTGTTTTATTACTACGGCAGCTTCATACAATGTGCTCAGTACGTTATTCGCATCCTCCCACTGTATTTCAAAATGTGCAGGCATGCTTTCTTCTGGACCCAAGAAGGCATCAATCCCATTCGTCGGATCCAGCGTCATTAGACATGTGACTTTTCCATTTGCCAAATCTTCAAAGTCGGTATACTTGCCATCGTTGTAAACAGTCGCGATGGCAAGCTGTGGTGATCCCGATACCCGCGACTCTGTAAGCGAGAAACGCAGGGAGACAGGCGCACCATTTGTATTCAGCGGGAATCGTACTTCAGTCGATGCAATCTTCGCCCAAAATTCGCAGATCCACAGGATGTGATCGCCGTTTGAAATCTCCAGAACAGGCACTTCCCCAGATGTGGTTGTTGCTGTGTTATCATTGACATAGATTTTCAAGTCACGATATAAATAATCTGGTGCTGCCATCAGTGTGTTCCTCTGTTATATGCGGAAATTGAATCCATTCATCCTTCCCATAGTTTGAATGATTGACTGCTGCCGGTTGCGTGGTACACCCAGACCGGGCCGATCGGCACTGCGGTGTCGAAGGTAATGCGCTCTGTTGTAGCGCTGACTTTGACCATCTGCGTTACGTGGTTGCTGGGTTCAGCAGACTGCACGACGTAATAAAAGGCAACGCCGTCTTCGTTGTCGATCTGTAGCCACTGCCGCTGCTCGTTCTTGCCAGCCGAGTTAGCGGCAGCAAGATCCGTGTACGCGCCGGAAGCGACGGCTGCGTCGATGGTTAGTTGCATGGTTATCTGTGACATTTTGCTCTTCTCCTATGGTGGTGTGTTTGCGTATCGTTTATCGTATGCTCTTAGCAGCCTTTCGGCAGCGGTTATCATGCGTTCGCGGTGTAGGTTCCGCAGCTTGCGGTCCTTGTGCTCGTCGTACATGGCCCTCATGTGCTTACGCATGGCCTTGTATTGTGACATCTTTGATATCCGGCCATCCTCCTTGGAGATGTTGAACACATCCTGTACGGGCTTTACCCCGCCTTCGCCTTGCGCCCTCGTCATTCCCGTAAAGGTAGTCGATAAACTCAGCGGGTCCAACTTAAATGCCTGCGCGTCATCGCGTCCGAGATTAGAAACGTCGGTGATAAAGCGGCCAGTATACCCGAACATGCCCCGAATAAGGATATCGAACCGGCGAGGGTCAACTCCTGCGACGGACCCCAAGCCCTTGGCAAGGCGGGATGCCCGTGACGTATCACGCTCGTTCAGCGGGCGCATTAACTCATACGGCGGCAGTACGAAGCGGCGGCGAAAGAAGTCGTAGCCGGACATAGCTTCGATCATGGGGCGGAAGGGTCCGGCAAGGGCGTCATCGTCTATTGGTGCCATAAGGTGAATCATACTTCCGGAAAATCCATCCCAAGCGTCTGTGCGGTCAGTGAAGGCGGACGTATAAAGGCGCTTACCAAAGGCATTCCAGAGTCCAAGCTCGTAGGGCTGCGGGATTGAAATCCACGCGACTCCGCCCTGCCCGTCAGAGATTGGAATGTTGTCATACATGTCCTTTTGCGCTGGCGATAGCCTTCCGTACTCCTCTTCAGCATCGCCTCCCATTGCGCTAATTAACATCTGTAAGATCATGCCCTTGACCACGCCGTAAACGGCGAATCTACCGATAGCCTTAGCGGGATCTTCTTTAGCAAGCACAACCTGTCGCCGAAGACCTTGCATACCCACCGCGCCAAACGGAACCAACTGCCGTAGTAATTGCAGCCACTCTCCGGCAAGGCTGAAGTCCATTAAATCGCGTGCTTGGAAGGAGGCATAGAGATGCGCGTTGTAATCGTCGTATTGCAACTCTTCCTTGGCCTTCTTGAAGGCTGATTGATATTCTATGATGCGCGTTGAGCGATCCGCATTGGCGATGAAATCCCCGTAGCCCTTCCATAGGTTAGCAGCGGACGTAAACACGAAGTTAGAGTCGCTGGAAAGCTCGTTCATTATCCCGCGTTGCATACTGTGCCATTCGGGTGCCCCCTTAATCCAACTGTGTTTTTGGTCGCCACCTAATCGCATAAGCTGGGACACGGCGGCGGAGTTAGTCAGGTTGGGATTCCATACTCTAATGAAGTCCGCGAAGGTGCTGCCAATCCCGCGAATAGCATTTTGGTCAGTAGTACGGGATGTAAACCCCCGCTCCTGTATGTCCTTGAATCGCTGCCGGAGAGCGAACGCTGGAAAGTTAATGATGCCGACCTTAATCATCGAAGGTACGATCGTGAGGAAGAGGGGCAGCTTATAATGCTGATCCGAGAGTCCTTGAAGTTCGGCAAGTACATCGGAGTGGATCACCCAATACTCAGGCTTGCCGTCAAAGTACACCTTGACCACATTCGACTCAGCCGCTTTTTGGTCAGTCCGGCGGGCTATCGTGCCGAGTAAGCCGCGCTCTTCGGGGGTGATCCCCTTTTCGCGTAGGACTTCGGGATTCACGCTGTTAATGAACTGGCGGAAGACGTTGTTGCGGTCAGTCTCGCCAACCATGCGGGACGAGGATTCCCATAGCACGTTGTACGGATCGAGAATAGTGCGCTCGGACCCCACGAACTTCTCCACCGCGCTCGTCACGCGCCCGATGCCAGACACTGAATGCGGGGAACCAGCAGCGTTTGCCCCTGTTGTGCTGATCTCTTCACCGGCAAATGATATCATGTGTCGGCGCATCGTAACGTAATGCTCGCCGCGCAACTTGATCTTGTCAAACGCCGCCTGCGTCATGCGCCCGCCGTCTACCATGTACTGCAACGCCGCCTCGGCCATGCGCCGATACGCCCGTGCTGAATTTTCCAGCTTCTTGAACCGCGCTCGATCACGCTTGAGCACGACGATAGCAGCCTTTGCCGCCACGCTCTCTGTCATAATACCAAAGCCAACCGGGGATGTGATCTGAGCAATATGCGGTATTTCGTCAAAGCGTTGCTGCGCTAATCCGAGTTCCATCTCCAAGCCACCGACCGTCGCCTTCCCTGTCTTGGTCTTGTTCTTCAGCCACCTCTTTTTGGCAAATCTAAGCTCCGCTTTGAGCAGCTTCACAGCCTCCTTCGCGTCAGCCTTCTCGTCACGGAGGCTGTCGAGGTCAATCACGCGCTCTGACACCATAAGCGTCACGGTGTCGCGGGTCGCGTTCTCGATCTCTGCGCGGGTCATGCCCTCGAATTGGCTGAATAGATCATCGGCCTTGAGTGGTGTCCCTAATAGAATCTCTTCGATAAGTTCCTTGTCTTTCAGTTTTTTTATCTTAGTCGTTCCGTCAACGACTTGAACCGCCACTCCCCTGCTCCCTACTAATGGAGTCACTTTTGAAATTTTCTCATCCCGCGTGAGTTCAGATGGAATCCTCATCACCGTTCCATCGAATCGGCTCACGCCGTTCGTGAACCAATCGAACATCTTGCCACCATGCCCCATCAACAGCCGAGCGCCGATGATGAAGTTATCCACGGGCGCAAGGCGATCTACAGTAAAGCCCTTGACGGCAGCGGCCTCGCGTACAGCATGTAGCGACATCGCCAGCGGTTGCGTCGTCTTGTGCAGAAATCGGTCCCACTTGGTAACGTGAAAGCCTGCTTCCGGCGGGACTCTACCAAAGAAGCGGTTCATTAGCCGGGTCGGTAGCGTATCACGCGCATCGCCGTACTCGATCGCGCCCGCCTTGATCTGCTCTGCGGCGTTGAGTCCCGCAAACCGGCGTAGTTGAGTGGAGTACTCTGCCAACGCAAGGCGAAGATCCTTCCCGACCGCATTGACGTAGCGAGCCATCATTTCCGGAGCGACCTCAGACGTTCGGGATGGGTTAACCAGTAGCCCGTAGATAAATTCAGCAACGCCCTCTTCCCTGAGATACTGCTCTGGGTTGGGGTGATTTTTGGGCGCTTCGCTGCCGGTTTTACCCAGCCGCATAAGCTCGCCGTCGAGCTTATTGGATGTAGGCACTAACTTTGTAAGTGCCGAGATGGCGTGCCCAAGCTCATGGGCAGTTCGTGTAATATTAGTCGTCCCGGTCAGCACCACTGCCATTCCCTGCGGATCAAACCACCCCAACGCCTTCTTGTGAGCGCCTGTTAGCTTGCCGCCGGATGCGATGCTTATTTTCTGCTTCAGTATTTTTACGAACTTTAGTGTTGACTGCTGCGGATTCTCCGGGTCACCGACATACGAAGACGGGTCAATCTCTGAAAGGGGAATGCGGTTGGGGGCACGGAGGTCGTCGGGGGCGAACTGCGCAAACGTCCGGACATCCTCAAGCTGTTCCTCGATCTCCGAACGAAGTTCCAAAAACTCGCCTTCTTGCGGCACAGCATTGATGACACTCTCAAGCAAGTCAATCTTGCGGCTGGCTGGCGCGTCATCAATGATCTCTGATGCCGCCTGCCGGATCTCATCAATGGCAGCGGCTGTGCTTTCTGCCTCCTCGATGATGTTCTGCACAGCATAAAAGGGATCTTCTTTGAGATCGGCACGGGATTGGGTGCCTACCGCAGGTTGGAGTTCGGCATCAATGGCAGCGGCTTCGGCGGGGTTCAGGATCTCGTCAATCAACTCAGCGAGTTCGGGCGTGAAGTTCTCAAATAGCTCGACAAGTCGGAAGGTATCGCCTTCCTCGCTCGCCTGAACGATAGCACGGGATAGTTTAGCGTTGCCGTTCAGTAGCTCGGAGATGCGCTCTGTCTTAACTTCGGGGTCGTTCAAGTCCTCGATCTCTATGAGTTGGGCAGGGGTTTCTTGGGCAGCAGGAGCAGGAGGGGCAGCAGGAGTAGGAGGGGTTTCTTGGGCAGCAGGAGTGGTGGGGGCTTCTGCAACTCTCGAAATCTGATTAGCAGCGAATACGACGTACTCCGTATTCCCGCTTGACATAGAGACGATAACACCATCGAAGCCTTCTGCCCTCATTTCCTCCGTCAACTCTGCTGACGAGCGTCCGCCCTCTTTATGCGGATACCGATCACGCAGGGCTTCGGGGGTCGTTCGCAGGGGATTGTCCATTCGGAGATTGACGGATATGACATCACCGCCGCCGACTACACGCGCCGCGTTCTCTGCATACACGGCGGCGATGCCCGCGTCGCCAGAAAAATAAAACCCTTGCCCGAATAATCCACCGTCCCGCCGAGCGACCTTATCGCTAAACTCACCCGTGAACGCTTCTGCTGCGCCGTGGAATAGTGTTAGCGGGTCGCCATTCTCCTCGGTCAGCACGGTCGTTGCCGAGGGAGTAGCGGCAGCAGGGGTGGGGGGAGGAGCGGCAGCAGCAGGAGCAGCAGGAGCAGGAGTGGCAGCAGGTGCAGGAGTGGCAGGAGTGGCAGCAGGGGCAGCAGCAGGGGCAGCAGCAGTTGGGGTGGTGGATTGGGCAGCAGTGGCAGCTTCGCCTGCCTTCTTGCGAACGGCAAAGCCGTTTTGGGAATTGTGTTTGAATGGAATAATTTCATGCGTTTCTTCAGTGACGCGACGATGCCTCATGCCAGTGCGGGCAGCTTTCTCGCTCTCATATGGCCCGCTCCAAGGTTCGCCTACTTTCTGGCTTTTCATCATAAAGAATTTGTTAGAGCGGTCAAGGCTGTCGTCGTCGCTGGACTTGAAATCGTCATGCAGCGCAACCTCGCGGCCTGCCACGGGCCTTGAGTACGCTGCTAACATGGGCATGTGGGGATGCACCGGCTGCGCTTGTTCAGCCTCGGTTGATTCGGCTTCTTCGGCGGCAGGTTCTACTTCTTGCGACACCGCTTGGGCTTGCTCGCCTTGCTCGCCTTCTTGCGTGCTTGTAGCGCCTTGCGCTGCTTGGGGCTGTGGTTGTGCAGTGCCATCTGTTACCTCTGTGGTTTGAGTGGTGTCGCTGCCTTCACCAACACCACGGAACGGATGTGTCGGCGACACCATATTCACCGAAGTCTGAGCATCAATAATTGCAAACACTTCTTCGAGTGTAGCATCTGGCTTGAATGCTGGCCTGCGCCCAAGCCTGTATGCAGTTGTTGCTGCTGCCTTAGACGAAACCTGCCCGCCGATAACAGGATTATCCGCCTGTGCCCTTTCTTGAAGTTTTTGCCCGATGCCTTCCCCTTGATGCTCGTCGGGAACACTCAGGGACAGCACCGATGCGGGAGTATCCGGGCGCAGCAGCACGACTATCTTGCTGTTCGTGGCTGGATCGGTATAGACAACGCGCCTTGCGCCTTCTCCGAATGTCTCGCTGTCGTCGATGGCTTCTACGGTAATCTCAGTTGATTCGACGGCGGCTTCAGTGCCAGCAGCTTCAGTCGCGGTAACGGGCGGCAGAACAGTTGTAGTGCTGCTGTCCGGTGGGCCGCCAACACCGCTTCCGGCGCTGGTGTCAATAGGCGTGAGTGATGATGTATCAATGCCATCGCCAAAGACGCTTTCTGGCAAGGGCGCGGGGTCGCCGACCTGCCCGACCCTATCTGTGCGGATAGCGTGGAGAAGTATTTCTTCAGCGCGTTTCCGTATCTGGTCTTCGGTTTCCGTAGGTTGCCGCGTTTCACCCGGAAGCGGTCTTGGAATCTCTGCGTTCCCTGCGTCTATGTCGATGCGCTTGGCGTCGATTGTCATCTTCGCAATATCTATGATAGCATCGGCAAGGGCAAGGCTTTGATCGTATTCAGTCTCTCTTCCTTCAGCGAGTCGCTTGTCTTTCTTGAGCCGGTTGCGCTCGGCGATGAAAGTGTTGCGCACACCAGCAACTTCAGCCACAGTGCTGAACGACATCCCGCTTGCTACGCCAAGAACAAACGCCTTCTTCCGGCCTTCAGGCAACTCGCCACTAAGTGCATCGCCAAGGAAATCACCAATCGGCACGGTAGATAGATTGCCAACGCTGAGGTATGGACGGAGGCGGTTCTCTCCGGCGGCGCGGCCCATATCTTGAAAGTACTCTTGGTAAGCGCCTTCTTCCAATCCCTCGCCCACCGCCCCAATGCCCATGCGCGTTGCCTTGGTAGCGAATTTGCCAGACTTCGATGCCGCCCACTTCACCACCGAGAGTTGCACGGGCGCGGACAGCTTGCCGAACGCGGCACTCTTGAGTAGGCCGAATCCGAGTGTGTTGCTGGCAGAAAGCATCAAGTAGTTGTTAATGAAAACATTTGCCGCCGCCTCTCCCGCTTGCTCGATCGAGGCACCGGAGTCGCGTGCTTGTTGGAACGTGGAGGATGCCTCAAGCGCGGCTTCTATCGGCGTCACAGTCGTCATTGTGCCGACAGCCACCGCCCCCCATCCGGACATGCCAAGGCGCGTTGCAAGAGCAACTCCGCCGCCGCCCGCAATCATCAGAGGCAGCGAGATTGAAAGTGATTCGGCGAAGTCGGTTGTCCAGAACGATAACCTCGCAAGATCCGCCATCTCGAAATGCTCATTCTGCCGCGCCGTCTTCTCGTCAATGGCGTTTGCTTCGCGCAGCAGGCGCGTTCGATCCTTGATCCACTGCCCCGTGGCGTCATGGTCCATCATCGTGAGCATGGTCGATGCAAGATCACCCATGCCCCCACTGAACCCGCGAGCCGTCGCCTCTTCTAAATTTTTGAGCGTGCCGGTATTCTTGGCGTCAGTGATGTAGTCTACGCTTGCCTGCGTCCAGATGTTAGCTTGGTTCCCCGGCATCCCAGAGCGAATCATCTCCCGGCGATGCTCCTCCAAGGCAGGTCCAAGCATAGTTGGCTTCTCTGCATCTGCCGCCGCCTTGTCGAGCTTGGCAAGACCGCCGAACGTGAGGGCGTTAATAGCACCGCCCACAGCCGCGCCCGGAAAGTCAGTGGCAGTATAAAACTCCGGTGCTAACTCAGGGATTTCAGCACGGGCGCGGTTAAGAAAGTGCGCAGAGTCATAATCCTTGCCAAATTTTCGGATGTGCCGTTTCTGCACTTCCAGAACCCATAGCGTAGCAGCACGCTGCTGCCGCTCCTTACTAAGCCCGTCCCATATCGGGTTGGCTCGGACTTCAACTATGGATGGAAAATAATCTTCTTCCATGTTATTACGGCTGTCGCATGGAGGTGGTAAGTTTTCGGCCATGCCCTTGGGCGTTTTCGATAGTCGCCTCTGCCGCTACCATTGCGGCAAGGATTGTCTTAGCCTTGGCAATATCTTGGGGCGAGTAAGAGTCCTCGAAGCTAAGGCGGCGGCGCGAACGAACCCTGCTCAGCAGCTCCGCAGGGGTTGATGTTTCAAGGAGTTTATTAAGCCCGCGCTTGCCGTGTTTTGTCATGCCGGACTTTTCTATCTTAGTGAGGCTGATATCATACAGCGCTTTTCGGAGGTCGTCCGATGTTTTTTTCAGTTTTTTGGAGGAGAGATTCGGCACTTCGCCTTGCTTGGGATTCTCCGCACTATCCGCGATCGCCTTCTTCAGCGCCTTGCCTCCCCTGACGGCTACTGGCCTAGCGCCGCCGACAACCCCGCTATTGATAAAGTCTGCAAATGCGTTCGCGTCCGAGAGAACGTCCCATGCGGTCTTAGTGGATTCCAGCAAACTCTGGGCAGTCTTTGTGATAGCGTCCCACGCGGGATTGGCAGCATCCATCACGGCACCGGGGAATGCGCTAAGGTCGGGTCCGGCAGCGGCGATTCCCTCCACCAAGTCTGAGCCAAGTGAGCGAAGGTCGGGTCCGGCAGCGGCGATTCCCTCCACCAAGTCTGAGCCAAGTGAGCTAACGGCGCTAACGGTGGCGGGTGTTTTGATGTTATCCTCGCCGCGACCGCCCCTCTTCCAATCCGGAGCGCCGGGGCCAAATGCGCGGACGCTTGGGCGTCGGATAAAACGAGGAATTTCGTTGCCATCATCGTCCTCGGTCTTGTTCAGAACCGCCGCAAGGGGCGTGCCAAACAACGCATCCGTTAAACCTTCATCACTATTTAAGTCGTATCCGCCGCCGCCGGGGGCGTCTGGTGGTGTTACAATTTTCTGAACCGGCGTGCCGAGAGCTTTGGCTTGAGCGCCCGCCAAGGTCTTGAGATCGGCCTGTGTTAGCGTTGAGGCCATGAACTCATAGAAGCTCTCTTTGCTCGTCGTCTTCAGCATCGCCTGTGGCGAGTCCGGAGGGGCATCCCCGATGCTATTGCGGAAGTTAAGCCACTTGAGTTTTAACTCGGGGTTATTGGGAAGGTTATCGTATAGGCTATCCATATCCGTGTAAGTATGCCCGGCAATGAACGCGCCAGTTTGGGAGTCGATTAACTGATATCCGATCGGCCCCTTTACGACTTGGGTTTTGATCGGCTCTGCGTTCGCGGCTTTTGCCTGCTTCACCGCTGCCGAAACTTTTTCAAGATATAGGCTTGACGCTTTAGCTTGGGATTGCCATTGCTCGAACGTTTTTTCACCCCCACCCAGAAAAGGATCGCGGACTCGCACTGTGTTATCATTGAAGTCGCCGGACACTTCGATGCCGATGCGGCGAGCGAGCTTTAGTAGTTTATCTTCGATGTCGATGCGGCGCGTATCGGCCATTGATATCTCGCCGAGCGTAGCGCCAAGCCCAAGCGCCATCGTATAATCCCTTACCGGCGCATCTTTTGGAAGATTATCATAAAGCTCATGCGACATCCGCTGCGCGTCAAGGGGGTCGTGCCCAGCCTCTATTAACCTCAGGGATGCTTCGTGCTGAAGACGGCCTTCGGCGTTTTTCTGATTGACCTCATTGCGACCTGTGATTTCAGCGATGTTCGCCATTGCGATAATCAGTGATTCGCTTGCTTCAGATAGGGTCTGCCGATCGCCGCTGGGATAAACAATCTCGTTGCCTTCAATCCTCTGCCCACGTTCAGTGAAGTACTGCTGTAGAATCCTTTTATCAGCCGCCGTAGCGCCGGGGGCGATGGAGGCTTGGTAAAGGCGCATTCCAGTGAATTTGTCCATTGCTTGCCGCCCCCCCACCGTGTCCATCGCTGCCTTGTATGCGGTGTCCGATAGCCTTACGCCATTGATCCTCAGCGCGTGATTAGTTACTAAGTGCTTCGCGGCAGTACGGGTGTTTTCTGTTGCGGCATCCTCGGCTGCGTTGACGATGCCGGGGGTGCCAAGTTGTTTCTGGATCAGAGACGTTGCGGTGATTTCCTTATTGGTGCCGATCGCGTCTACAGCGGCGTCGCTGATTTTGACATTGTTAGCCGATAACAATGCTTGATTACGCTTAATGCTGGATTCCGCTTCCATCTCATCCAAATACTCGCCGACGCCCTCCCTGAAGCCCTTAACAAAACGACTGCCGCGATTGAGCAGACCTTGCCCGAAGCCGCCGCCATTAACTTTTTCTTCTACAGGTGGCATGACTTAGCTCCTTTCGGTAATTGGTTGAGGTGTGGTCAAAGCCACATCTTTTGATAAAGGCTCGGGCGGCGCGGCTAAGTCCATTAGGATCAACTTGTAATTCTTTATATCCAAGCTCAGAACATTTTTGCTCGGCCATTGCCATTGCCTGCTGTAGCGTTGCAGGGGGGATCTTCCGGAAGAAGGCCAAGTGCCCTTCGAGCGCGTAGCCTCCATCAACTTCTTCTGCGAAGGCGAGGCCGCAGGCGCTGCCGTCGATAACTGGAACGAGGAATACGCCGCCGTCATCGAGCAGCGTACAGAGTCGGTGAAACCCCGCGAGGCCAACCCAATCCCCGTGGATTGCAGATTGGACATGCGGTTGCTGTACGCAGGTAAAGATGTAGGTGTATGATTCATCACTTGGTTGTAGCTGTATGCACTCATTCACGATTATGGAGTTATCCAGTAGCTCACTTCACTGCGCCCAAAGCGCCCTTGGCAAGTCCTGCGCCGAGAGGTCCACCCATGCCTGTTGCCACTGCGCCTAATAGCGCTGAACCAAAACCTGCCTTCGCGCCCTTATCTGTTCTGCCCATTGGCGCTGCCGAGGTAGGCGTTGGTGTCCTGCTGATGCCGAGATTCATTATTTGCATTTTGTGCGCACGCTGCGCGGCCAACGCGCCACCGAGCACCGAGCTACGCTGTGCGCCACGCTCCATGCTCCCGCGTTGACGAAGTATTGACCCCACCCCGCTACCAGTAACGCCGCGCTGGGCAAGATTGCGATCCAGTTGTCCTTGGGAGGCGGCCTGCTGTCTGTCGAAGTTGTCCAGTTCACCATGCACAAATTCTGAACCAATCCACTGACCCCCCGTCCCGGCTCGACCTTTCATCGAGTTCAGTTCGTCCGTGAGTTCAGGGAACCAAACCTCCATCCATTGATCCTGCGCGTTGGCGAGGATTGCAGCCTGCTGCTTTGATAGTAGTGTTTCTGTCGTTTTCGATGATGATCCTTTGCCGCCCATATTAAGCTCCTGCGCCTGCTTGTCTGAAGTCGATTGTGACGGAGTGCAATACTCCCTTGCTCCGGAAGCGAAACTGAATATCGCTGCCGATGATACCGCTCTTAACATAACTCGTCAAGTCGCGCCTGCGTTGTCGATTCGTGAGTGTTTTGCGCCAAGCCTCGACGCCATCAGTATAGATCGTCATGTCAACATCATCGTCGCAGTTCAGGTAGACCCGCCGCAACTTCTTCTGACTGCGGTCCTCGGTTATCTGTAAGCGTGGGGTCAAGTACGTCCATGTTTCTGGCGTGCCAGAAAACGCCCGCCATTCACCAGTAGATGCGAGCAGATATAGCCGATCTTCGTTCTCGTCCCACCACGCCCACTGATAGCCGCTGAGGCTGAGGCGCGTTATCTTTAGCTCATGCTTGAAGTCAACAGCAACAACATGGTCATCAAAGAATAGATAGTAAACGTCGTTAGCAACGACTGCGAAATTGGCAATGGCGTCGAAGACATACTTATTTGCCGTTACTAAAGTGGTTCTGTCGCCTTCGATTTCCGGCTGCTTGCCGAAAGTGGCGATCCCATCGTTGCTCTGCCAGACTAAGTTATTGCCGAGCGATGCTATCGTGCGCCAGTTTGGGCACCCTTGTCGAGTTGGCAGTTCGAGTCTGGACAGGTCTGCAAAGGTTGTGCCAGTTATGAGATAGCGCTTATTCTTTGTAAACGCTATGATCGAGGCGTTGCCAGCAGCTATTGCTGTAACATCCTCGTCAAATTGCAAATAGCGAAATGGATCCCATGAGTGCGGATCACTTTGTGCGCTAACATATACGCGGGTGCCAGCCGCGAGGAAGAAAAGTTCGTTTAGTTCGGTCAGGTATTTGCCTCCCCGGACAGAAGAAGAGCCATCGGCGATATAGGTTATAGGGGCAACGTGACCCATCATGTCGAATGGCAGTTGTTGCATTAAATCTGAATCTGAAAGGCTATCGCTGAACGTGCGCTGCCCATTGGTGACGACGCCAGCAATATAGAAGGATGATCCCCTGTCTATCGTGCGCAATATCAGAACCTTGGCAACAAAACTCTCAGTGGATACTGGAATATTACTTATTTCTATAGAATTTAATCCAGTAACTAAAGTCTCTTCCGTGGTGACATCCTCCCAGTACTGGGAGGACGGCGGGGTCGTGCCCCCGCCGAGGGGTCTGAAGTTGTCTGAGAACGGGTTGCGGGTGTGGTCGTTGTTACTCCTGCTGACGTAATTGACGACCGCCTGTTTAGATTTATAATACCGATTCAGATGCTGGATAACAGTGCCGGGGCGGTAACCGTAGAGATGCCAGTCGTACTTGTTCCAATAGTGGTCGCTGAGGTTAATCGCAGCCGCAAGGTCGGTTTCTTGGCCCTTTGCGACATATATTTTGTGAAGGGGGTTAAAGGGTTCGGCATCTCGGGTTTGGACAATCGTTGCCGTTCGCTTTGCATTAAATTGAGTATAGCCCATCGCCCCGCCTGTATGGGTGGCAGAGTGCACGCCATCCTTTGTGACAAAGGCAGTTGAATATTTGTAGTTTCCTTCCAGAAGTTCGCCACGGTATCCGTCCGCAAGGCTTAGGGCAGCAGCAGGGGCAGGCACGCCCATATAGCCGAGCGTTGAGTTTAATTGCTCCGTGTCATTGTCAGACCAAAACGTGTTCTCGCCAAACTTTACTACGCTACGCAGGCCATTCGGATTGTTCACTACGAGCTTGCTGGTCGGCGGCAATGCTTTTTTTGCCGTGGGCCTCGGAGCAATGCTCCCGTTGGAAACTTCCGCGTCGAGTACATCAACGGCATGTTCCGGTGAGAGTAATTGCGCGTCAACGAAAGTGTTGATGCCGCCACTAAAGTTTTTGAGTGTTGCTTGCATTACGTCGTAATGGCCCTCAAAACTTGGAAGTAGATGATGCAATCGCCGGGACTCGTAGGCATGGTGACGGTGATTTTAGCCATGCCCTCATGTACAACCGCCTTCATGTCGTAACCGTAGCTGTTGCTAAAATTCTCCGTTGACCGGTACGTCAGAAAAACCAAATCACCTTCCAAGATCCCGACGACTCCGATGTCGGTAGATTTGCCGGATTCTGTCTCGAAGGTATGCTCGCCAGCGGCAAAGATAAAATGCGACGGGCCAATGCTGCTTCCCATGTCGAGCGCCGAACCCTGCACCGCATTATCGGCGATATGCTCTGCGGCGATCGCGTTATCCTCGACCTTGCTACCGTCGATACAGTCCGCTGCGAGATCGACTTTGGCGATGCTTAAAGCCTCAATCTTATTCACGCCCGATGCACCACTGCCTGAAACGGAATTGGCAGCGAGCTTGCTATTATCGACTGCTAAGGCTTTGATCTTCGCGGTTTCTACTGCATCGGTGCCTATGTTAGCAGCAACAAGCGTGCCGACAGCGAGCGTTCCCGCTGTATTGACAAGCGTGGATGTGTCAGGCGCACCGAGCAGGTTCAACTCGTCGCCAAGCTCGATGATAGCACCGTCTACGTCCGTGGATGTCATAGCGGAACCACTGCCGGTCACGTTTTGGCGTGCCGTAGTAGTGAGTGGGATGTCGATTGCGCTGACGCGCTTGACGGTGCGGGTGCCGCCGTCTGATTTTGGGACAGGCTCACGGGCACCAGTGCCATCTGCGTCGAAGTTTATATCTTCAACACCTACCTTGCGTTTAATAATTGTAGTTGCCATTAAAAAAAGCTCCCTTCTGTTTTGCGTTCGCGTGATGTTGTCCAGCCTTTGCCGCTGCTGGAAAGTTCCTCGTTTACTAATACCTCAAACCTGCCTCGGAAATAAGATGCCCGCTGCAAGTCCTCTTGCTCTTCATCTACCTCGTAGCACTTCATGGCCGCATAGGCAATGATAGCGGGGTCATTATTAACTTCGAGGACGCCGGGACGCGGGTCGGCTGAATAGTAGACGATTGCCGCCGTGGCGTCATTTGTGACTGAGGCGATAACGCCCTCCTCGCCATCAAAGAAAACGCCCTCCGAGGTGTCGGTGTAATCAACGATCGCGCCGTCATCGTCCGGGGAGGCATGGGCAGCATCAACGTAGGACGTAACCCCGATATCGGGATCATACTGCCATAACTCCATGCCCCGCCGCCCAGCGTCGTAGGCGTGGACGTAGGTTAAGGCATCATCCGTCGCGGCGAAAAAGACTAAGTTATCGTTAAGTATGCCGGACACTTTGGGAGCACCAAACGCCTTCGGGCCTCCGTAAATAAATTCGACATTCTCAGATCCCGCCGTGGTTGTGTCTATGCACATGTATTGGTGGTTGATGTCGTGCGCCCATACCTTGTGTCCATTCTGATAAAGCTGAGATGCCGAATCAAGGGTTGTTATTCCGGTCGGTGTTATTGTGTCAGTTTCGGTATCAAGGCGGGCAAGTGTCCCATTTAGGTTTATGTAAAGCGTCGATGCGGCGGTCTTGCACACTCCGTAGACTTTGGTAGATGTTACCGCTACCCCTTCCCCGGGCGCGGGGATGTCATTGAACCTATAAAGCCCACTATCGCCGAACGCCATGTACATCTTGCCATTCGTTAGAGTAAATAAATCCTCAATCCCGGCTGCTTGGTGTAGCGTTTCCGCGATTAGTTCCGCGTCAGTGTCGATATCGGATCGGGAGTAGCGAGTGCTGCCGTCGGTGCCATAGTAAACCCATTTACCGGACGGACTAACGGCCATGCGGCTCCACTCACTGCTGCCGGAAATATTACTAACGATAAGGCGGAATCCGGAGGAGACATTAAAATCAACCACCTTGTATAGCGCCACCTGTGGGGTCACCCCGTCACCTATGTGGTGTATTACATCATGGGTATAAAACACATCCCCGTACTTTGAGCCTTGGCTTGAGGTGACTCCGGTATAGGCGGCAATCCCCGTTTTGGTGTAGCCATAATAGCCCATCGCTGACAGCCCAAACCGCGATATTAGACGCCATTCCCGGTCATAAAGTGCAATACCTCCAGTCAGAGAGCCAGCGCCTTGTTGTGCCCACCATAACCTATTATTCCCATCGGTTGTTATGGAATCACCATCAAGTGGACCATACGGCGACCTTGCCGGTACCCTTGAAGGCCATGCGGTGAAGGGGGTTGTCTCAGCCGCGATCGCGGTGGCGGGGCGGGGATGCAGTCTGAACTTATTGCGCCCGTCAAGGTCTTGATACCACCAATTCGGGGTGCCCGTCTTGCTGATCCAATCCCGTCCCGCTGCTGCCGTACTGAGCCATGTATCGTGATGATCCATGCGCCCGCCGCCCTCGGAGCGCTCAAGCTCTACGGACGTTGATGGAAGAAGTAGCTTGCCATCCGAGAGTTCGAGGCGCATAATCTCATAGCAATCTTCGGGCGCGCAATAGACCTCGACATTCTCTGTTAACTGCACTGGCGCACGGCGGCGCAAGGCGCGTGTCTGCCTCGCGTAGACAAGTTGAGCCTCGTCAATCCATATATCAAGCATACTGTCGGTCCAATAATCACCGTCCGTGTCTGCGGTAATTTCTTCACGCAGCCGCTTGCGGATTCCAGCAAACGCCGCACATCCCGCTGTTGAGGTAGCCATTGATTATGCCTGTTCTTTGAGCTTGTTTGCTCGGTTAGTGCAGTGTCGAAGGTGTACTTTGAAATTCTTGAAGTCCGTCTTGGGCCTGCCGCAGATGGAACACTTCGCATCTATGCGGAGCCGGGGAGCTTCGGTCTTAGGCTTGGGTGCAGGAGCTTCGGGGTCGTGCCCCCAACCGCTTTTGGCACGCGCCTTGCGGCGGCGCATTTCTGCTATCAAGTCTCTTGGCATGTTAGCACCGTGGGTAAAGCGGCATCCAGCCCCTCGCCTCGTAAACATCAAGGCGAGGGGCAGATACCTAATTGTTAGACCAGACCATCGCCTACGAGGATGGACGAAGCGTGCAATGCCGCAACGTCAACCGTCTCGATGACGACATAGACTATGCCCGCCGTCATCGTGCCGACCACCGTCATCGTGATATCCAGTTCAGTGCTGACTGAATACTGTGCCGTGCCGAGTACGGACGCGCCGGTCACATCGTCCGAGTTGACGCCGAAGGTGAACACCTTACCTGCATCAAGCCCGTTGCTGTCTACCGTAACGGCAGTACTCATGTCGATGCCCATCTTGAATTGCAGCGACGTACCGCCTGCGCAGGTCGTATGCACGAACGCCACGCCACGAACGAACGCCTCACCGACAGGCACGCCATAGATGAGGTGCGTATCGGCGCTGCCGAGACTATTCTTGCTCAAGTCAAGACGAAGCGCCTTCGTTTTAATGAGTGTGTTCGGGTGAGATGCGCCGGGAACCTCGACGCTTATTGTTGTGAGATCAGTTACCGCCATGATAGCGCCTCCTGTTAGTTTTGTTTGTTATTCGACCTCGAACAGGATCACCGCTTCCGCTGCTGCGGCTGCGGCGACTGCGCCCGATGCGATCGTGTGGGTGACGGCCTCGAAGAGTACCGAAGTAACCCCGAACTCGGTGATGTCCGTCGTTGCGCAGATGGTCTGAGGCACCGCCGTGGTACACTTCGTCGCCATCGGATACGCACCGAGGATTTTCACCGCGCCTACATCCGTCGCATTGACGGTCAATTTGCCGTCGCCGTCGAACGTGTAATGCGCCGTGACAAAACGGGGATTAGTAGTCACCCCGATGACCGTCACGTCGGTTTTTCGATCTGCTGTTGCCATAAGTGGCTACCCTCCGATTATGTCAGTGCGTTGACTGCCGATACGATTTGAGCAACGCCCAAATCTTGACTTGCGGTTGCAGATCCAGCAGCGCCGCCACCTTCGGGATCCGCCGCCGGGTCAATCGACATGCTAACTTTGGCAGCACCGCGAATCTCGTAACCCGCCATGCCCTTCTTCCGACCATAGTCAGATTCGTTGTCGGCGAATGCGAGCGTCTGCGCCCATGCCATGAACAGAGCATCACGACCGAGCAACAGTGCCCGTGCGTAGGTGTCAGTGCCCGTGACGTTGAACCGCTGAATGCGATTGGTCTTGCGAACAATCACGTTGTTCCACATGCCGATGTAGCCGTCCTTGAACTTGCTGTCCACACCCGACTCGATCAACGACAGCGCTTCGTTCTGCCACCGGGGATCCTTGCGCAGCGAAATCGCTTGCAACGGATCAATCCAGAGGTGAAACATTTCACTGTCATCACGGCCCGGACCCATTGGGTTCAGCCGATAATCGTTGTCGCGCTTGGTTTCGACATGAGCAACGGTCTGCTCAATCGCGTCGAGGTTGAACACATCAGTCGTTGACATGTTGCCGTCGAGCGACTCCGCATCACTGTTGTCGGCGGTGGCAACTGAAACGCCGGACTTGCCCGTGCATTGGAAGCAACGATTCGCACCGTTGACGCGATTGGTCCCGGGGGTCTGCGCGTCGGTCAGGTTATGCTTCGTCATGCCGGACAACTGACGGAATGCTTCGTCGTTGTTGTACTGCATCGCGAGGTTGCCGATCTGCATCTTCGCCTCGTTCGACCAGTTCAGGCGCGAGCGCTGATCTGTCATGCGGCCATTCTTGGCGAAAGGCCAATTCTCTTCGTCAATCGTGACGGAGAAGATAGCTTCCGTGATAGCAGACTCGTTGCCTTCCAGCACTGAGTCTTGACCGCTAATCGGATTAGCGTCCACGAATGGAACGACATGCACTTTCTTGGTGTCGGTTGCGACACCCTGCATCTCGAAGTCCACGATTATCGGGGCACCGCTGCCCTTCTTGCCCATCATCTCACCGACGATAGACCGGTAGACTGCATCGCGAAAGACCACATCATCGTGGATCGTATCGTTTGCTGCGTGTCCTGTTGCGCGTTTGAATGTAGCCATTATAGGCTCCTATTGTGTGTTACCCGGTAGCTTGCTCACGGTCGAGCATGAAGCTATTCATGCCCTCACTCTTGAGCGTGCCTTTTCCGGGCGCGTGTCTCTTGCTGGGCTTATCGCCCGTGTTAATGCGACCTTTCCCTTGGGAAGCGGTGGTATTGCCATAGTCATTGTCCACGTTCTCAAGAAACCCTTCGATGCTCGCATACTTCTGCGCAAACGCATACAGTCGTTGCGGAGTCGCCCCTTGGGTATGCCAAGCGGCGTGCCACCCTTCGTTCTCTTTCATGTAATCGAAGAAAGGCTTATTGACAAGATCATCGTAATCGGGATTCTCTTTCTTGAACTCTAACTCGGCATTGATGAAGTTCGACCGGGTATTTTCTTCAATGGCAATCTCGCGCACCTTGCTGTCATCCAAGACGGCGGAGGGTGCGGCGTTCGAGTCACCAATCAAATCAGCAATACCGGCCATGATCTTCTTCATGCACGCTGCGGGATCTTCGAGGTAGGTGTCTTCATCGGGAGCAAGCTCCATGAATAGATCACGCCTCTCCTGCAACGAGCGTTGAGCTTCCTGCTCTGCCTGCGCTTCCTTCCAAGTCCGAAACTCCTCAAGCTGTTCATTAGCTGCCTTTAGCTGCTCTGCTTGATCGTGAAAACCCTGCTCGGTATCCTTGAATCGCTTTCGCCAATCAACGTCCTCGTCCTCGTCCTCGTCCTGTTCGGGCGTGGCCGGGGCTTGGGCGCTTTTCGTCGGAACCTCTTCATCCATTTCTGGAGGATCGAACATGCCATCAGTAGTAATCGTCTGTGACGCTTCCTCTTCGGGCACTTCCACTTCTTCTTCGGTTTCTTCTTCGGTCGCCATCGTTTTTCCTATTGCTCTGGCTGCGTTAGCAGCCCTGTTGCGCCAAGATGCGGGAAGAGCGCCGTAGCGCCCGCCTCATCAAAGCGTTTTATTATCCAACAAGCGACGGCTGCTGGGGCTGGCCCTGCTGCTGTCCTTGTGCTTGTTGAGAAAATTGGTTTAGAATTTTAAGATACTCGTCTTTGTTTTGCAGGGTATCAGTATTCTCGATCATAATCTGTGCGGCAAGCTGCGGCGGGAACCCGCCAATCGGCAGCAGCGCCTTCATTACCTCAGACATCGCGGCAAGCTCTGCCGTCCGGACGCTGCCATAACGCTGCGAGCGCTTAAAGAGTACGTCATACTCAAGGATGTCTTTGATCGAAGCTGGCTCTTCTCGTATTTCAACGAGGTCGCCCGTTTCATCGTCAACCACAGCGATTTGACGGGGGTCATTAAAGGACGCAAGGCGGGATCCCTGTCCAGCTTGCAGTATTCGAGCCTTTGTTGATTCCGGGTAGAACTGACCGATCAGCTTTACGAGGCATTCGGCCACGGTGATATTCGACAGCGCGAAGCTCTCGAAGATACTGGTCTGCATCGCAGCACCAGCACTCTGCCGCTGCTGCTCTTGCAGACCGCTGCGGGCATTAACACCGCCAAGTCCTTGCAGCGAATCATTGACACCAGACACCCGCTGGAAAAGGCCGATATACATCTGCATCATATTTCCAAGGTGTGCTAACTCAGGATACTGCTTGGTAATTTGAATCGCACCAGACTGCAAGGCACCCGGCTCGACCGCCATGATTGTGTCGGGCCTGCTAACTTGGTAGCGAAGCTCCTCCTCGTCCTTAACGGCCCCATGCTCGTACATAACTTGGATAGACGAAAGCGAGTGGATGTACTTGGAGTTGATCTTGTTGATCGTTTCCTGTAGTGACGAAACAAAACTAACTACGCCTTGCGGGTTACCGTTGCGATCTTGGAAAGCCATGAACGGAATGAATGGCATGAAGCTCTCTTTGTCATCGAACGGTGACACATTCTTGCTATCATCATCGAGGTCGCCTTCAAGCGCGACGTTGCCAGTAAAGATGACGCGGTGAATCTCGTCCTCTTCGTCGCGATAGAACATGTCTACTATGCGAACGCGGCGTGCCGTGTTCTTGCCAGTAACCGCAACGAGCGGTGCATTAGCAAGCATAATCTGTACATTCTGTTCTTGGTTATTAAGGTTGTCAGCCGAGAACTCGCCGGGGCTAATGTTTGAAATCTCGTCAGCCTTGTCAGGCCACTGCGCCATCGCGGCGTCTATGTCTTCCCAGTAGCTGCGAGCGATGAATCGCGCATCGCCAAGATCGGGATCTACGGAATACGGATCCCAATAAAATTCATGCCACGGACGCTTCTTGACCCACACCTTTAGATTCTTTTTAGAGCCTTTGACGCCGACATGCAGCCATCCAATGCCACCAATTAGTGCGTCTTTGATCTCTTGATTGCGGTGATGCTTGAGCTTCGAGCGCTGCTCAACCTGTCGCAATAGCCCAGTAAAGTCGGCGGCGATGTCATCGTCTGACGATTCGCGCCCTGCTAACGTGACATCCTCGGCCCCATTGATAAGCATTGCCGCAATAATGTCGATTGTGGCGCGAGTGAGGTTGATGACAGTGGGGTGCTGGCCTCTCGATTCTAATACGGCGAGGTCTTCCGGACTCCACTGGTCGCCGTCGTAGTATTCGTAGTAGGTGGTACACATGGAGCGCCATTCGCGCTGATAGTCCACGGAGGTTTGCAGCATGCGCTCAAAGCGATGCGTGTTCCCGATCTTTCGGTTTGGCTTGAGTTCAGCCATTGGGCTTCAGCGCCTCCTCTTCTCGGAGTTCTTGGCGCTCTTGGATCTGCTGGTGCGTTATTCGCTCGATGCGGTCCACGTGTTCCGTGTACTCGTCCATGAAATCTGCCCAATCAAGTGCTGGCGGTCCCGCGATTGTACGAAACCACTTGTCAAACGCCCCGGTGAGTAGGTCAAAATTTCTCCTGAAGTCGTTCATGCCATGCTCTCTTAGGTGGCCGGTGGCTGCTTTGTGGTACATGTCCCGCTCTGCCTTGAACGTGGCAACCTGCGCGTGAAGTGCTGCTATCACGCTACGCAATCTTCGGATGTCTATCTTCAGGTCTTTGATGTCGGGTAAGGTCTTTAGGGCCGCGTCAAGCGAGACAACTCCGAGATCGGCTGCGTCATCGACAGGCTTGCGCTGCGGAATGTAGCGGTTGACGCCCTTCTGGAAGGCATTGCCGTCAAGTACCGCAACGATTTCGTCTGCGCCGGTCACATCGTCGCCGACTAAGTACGCTTCGTACTCAACCTTGCGCATATCGACGCGGCGAGCATACGCATCGGACATCCTGCTGTCGATCTTCAGTGTTTTCTGATCTTCTTTTTCGCTGATTGCAGCCATATTCAGTATTGTAGAACGTCCGTTCCATAAATACAAACCCTGTTAGCTTTTATTTTTGGAATGATCGTTCTATATTGGATTGATATGATAACCAAGACGCATGTTAGACGATCAAATAAAAAGTTAGCATACCACATCCGTCGGTGGCGGGGAGATGCACTTGCGTTCGTCATCGAATGCTGCCAAGCCGAGAAGCATGGCTACCCCACCCACCAGCAGGCGGAAGTCCTGCGCCTATTGCCGTATCACAGGTATGTAGCGATCAAGGCGGGGCATGGAGTTGGCAAGACGCGCCTCGAATCATGGATTCACTGGTGGCACATGGTCTGTAATAAGGATTTGAGTCAGCCGCTCAAGTGCCTGCTAACAGGACCGACCAAGCAGACCGTATACAACCGGCTCTGGGGCGAAGTCAAGTTAGTGAAGGGGCATTTATTGCCGTGGGTTGGCAATCAGTTCGTGATAACAGAGGAACGTGTTCGCTACGGCGGGCCTACTGAGTTTCAGCCGTGGGAAAGTGAGCATCAGACCGCTGCGGTAGATAATACCGAGGCGTTAGCGGGAATCCACGGCACGCCGCTGTTCGTAATTGAGGAGCCGAGCGGGGTAGACCCCAAAGTATTCGAGGCATTGAAGGGAGGGATGTCGGATAGCGATGCCCGGAGCGTTATGTTCGGCAATCCGACCCGGAATACGGGTTATTTCTACCGGGCTTTTACGGATCACAACTCTGTATGGAAATGTTTTACGTTTTCTTGCCGGGATTGCCTTTCAACCAAGGAATACACATACCATTACACTGATTCCAAGGGGAAGGAGCATGGTATCACGGTGCCGGGGCGGGTCACCCCCATGTATATACAGGAATTTGAGACTGAACACGGGGCAGATAGCAATATCGTCCGGTATCGCGTGGACGGAGAGTTCCCGAAAGAGGCAAAAGACCAGCTTATTAGCCGCACGGACGTACAAAGGGCGTTTGCGCGGTCGGTTCCAGAGACTCACACAGGCGCGACTGTCATCATGGGCGTGGATATCGCCGATGAGGGGAACGATTACTCATCTTTCGTGGTAAGGCGTGGGCAAACTTGCTATGACGCCGACCGCTGGCATCGCCCTGTTCCGGATACGATTGAGTTTCTAATCAATAAGTACTACGAGTACAAGGGTAACGGGATCCAGATCGACCGCATTAACGTCGAGAAGAACGGCGTGGGCACAGGCGTCTTTACGACGCTCCGGATGCGGCTGGTTGACGAGCCTGTCATTGTAGCGGCGGTCATCCCGCACAAGGCAGCGATTATTGATGGCGGCGTTAAGTGCAAGTCCGTGCGTGACTATCTTTGGTGGCAGATGCGCCTATGGTTTCGTCACAAGAATGCCGTATTCTACGACGACCGCGATATCTTTCAGGTTCTTGGTGAAGAAATTCAGCGCCTACACTACGATGACATGGATGGCCCCCTAAAGGTCGAAAGCAAGAAGCGCTTGGCCTCACGGGGCGTAGGAAGCCCGGATGTTGGCGATGCGCTTGCGTTCACCTTTTACGGGGATTCGGCAGCAGTCCATCACGCCGAGAAGAACAAGACAGACGACATGCACCGAAAGCACAGGAAGAAGGATCTTCGCCGCGCCCAGAATAGCAGGTCTTGGGTAGGCGTTTGACAATCGCCTACTATGCGCATACAGTAATTCGGTTGTATAGAATGTCAGTAGGGGCGGGTGATTCACGGTGGGCAATGCCTACTGTTTCCTGCTTGAGTTCCGTTCAGTCCTCGCGGGATTAAGAATCATCCTCTCGGTGACCCGCCCCTACTGACCCCCTTCCCCTGTATCATAGTTACATGAGTTACATGGGGTAACAGGGTCGCGTAACTCAAGGTTCGGCTGACTGCTCCACTCAACACGCTCAACACACCGGACAACTGTGGAGTTGTCAAAGTAGGGGACATCTGTAGAATTTTGTCCCCTACTTTTCCAGACAGCACACTCAGCGAGTGCGTGGTTGTATTCGCTCCCTCCCGCGCTACATTATAATTGCTGGGCAGGTTAACTACAGGTCGTCCAATCCCAAGCACCTTATCACTCCCCTGCTGGGCGACTTTTACCGAGGACTGAACGATGAACGAGACAACAGAAACATTGGAGCACGAAGCGGCACTGGCGCGTGATCTTGGGAAGCAGTGGGAATGCCGCGTCGTAAAGATGAGGCAGTTCTACCCTGTAGACTACGCGCTAATGATGCCCTTGGATAAAGATCGTGTGGGCGCTCTGGCTGAACTAAAGTGCAGGACATGCCAGCACGACACCTACGACACCTACATGATCTCGCTGCGCAAGGTTGTCGAGATTCGTGCTCTCTGCGCCGAGCAAAGGCTCGGTGGCTTCATTGTGGTGCGGTTCACGGACGGCGACTACTACTGGTCACTGAGGTCGCCAAGGAAAGCCAATGACCCTGCCGGACGACACGTTGGTGTATTTGACCGCCAGCGTGATGTGCCCCCGAAGGGGCCGGGGTCTGTAAGATACGAGATGGAACCAGTTCTACACATCCCGATGGCAGAGTTCAATCTGCTATGAAGGAATGTCATCACCAAAAATAAAACTTGTAATTTGACCGCCAACCCTGTACCTTGGGAGCGATCGCCGCAGAGCAGCGTCCGAGAGAGACTGAACCTCAAGGCTACGGCGTTTGGTGGCCGGCAGAAGTAAAGGTGGTGGGTGGGTGAAAGCCTGTGATCCCAGATAAAAAATACGGTCCCGATTGTAATAGGGGTACATTATATATAAAAAAAGCCCAAAAACCCAATACCCCTACCCGCGCACCCGCGCCCGTCTAAGGATAACGCGCCTGCGCTGGGCGAATACCTATGATATTAGCATGATTGGAATGATCGTTCTGGAAATATAAGCTGTTCATTGTCAATATCTTATGACGCAAAGGGCGAGCGGAATGGGG